CAAAAGCAGCGAAAGAGTCGTTTTCATTTTGCTTCCCTCCTGACATGATATGCCGCAAGCGTAAAAGCGGCAGCGGTTATCTCCATTGGGGGAGACAACCGTCCCCAGTGCAATTCTGGTTGCTGGCAGATGGGTCCAGAGGTTTCATACTACTCCTTTTTTCATACGGCAGAAGCACTCCAATCGGGGTGCTTTTGCTGTTTTGGTGGTGCTGGCAGATAATTCCCAGCGGGTTAGGGCGGGTACACAAAAGGGGCAAGCCCCCAGAATTACTCCGAGGGCTTGTTTTCTGCAATATAAGCGGCAATAAATTTTTTGATTTCCGTAGTAGCTGTGGTGCCGTTGGCTTTACAAGCGGCTCTGTAGGCTTCCAGCACATCTGGCTTTAAGTCTAACGGAAAGCGGACGTAGTTTTTTCGTAGATTCTTAATCTGTGTTTGGTACTTAGATTCACTCATGAGGATTATCCCTTCTCTTAATAGTCCAAACGGAAATCGCCAAACTAATGATGGCTAAAATTAGAGCTACAGTTGCAAGAATGACAATTAAAGTTTTCACGGCAGTTGACATTGAGCAGGTTTTGTGATAATCTTGCTTCAGGCAAAGGAGGGTTTCCCCTCCTCGCCTGGCTTGTGGTTTACTTCAATGCTTCACAAAGAAGAATGATTGAAGTAGCCAGCTCAAGAATTGCGGTGATAAGGTTGACGTAGCTTGCAGGCTCGACCTTGTTGCCGCTTTTCTTTTTTCTTTTCGGCTGATAGCTCAATGTCCTGACCTCCTTTCCATGTTTAAAGTATACCATACGGACGTATGTTTGTCAAGAGAAAAATCAAAAAAATGTTATGATATTGCTATTGGCGGCTGAGAGCTGCTAGTAGTTTTTTTGTTTTAAACACAATCGGGCGAGGTGAGGTGATTGTCCAATGAGAAGAATTTAATACGCAGTGAGGACTTAACACCGGAGGAACGCCGAGCGAATGCTTCCAAGGCAGGGAAAGCTAGCGTTGCCGCTCGGCGAAAGCGCAAGCAAATGCGAACCGTGTTGAACGAGTTGCTACTCCTCCCGCCGGACAGCCCAGAGGCGCAGGAAGCTCTGCAAGGCTTTGTTATAGACGGGGCGGACAATCAAGCGGCAGTACTTGCGGGGCTGCTAAAGCGGGGGATGACTGGTGACCCAAAGGCAGTGCAGGAAATTCTCAGAATCCTGGGCGAGAGCCGTGACACGGCGGCAGAGAAAGCGGAGCGCAAGGCAAGGACAGAGAAGCTGAAGGCAGACGCTGCTTTACAGCAGGCACGGCTGAACAGTGATTGCCCAACCGATATACCGGAGGATGGCTTTCTCACTGCCTTGGAAGGAGCGGCAGAGGATTGGACAAGGGAGTGACAGCGTTGTTTACCTTCCAGCCGTTCAGCCGGAAACAGCGACAGATATTTAGCTGGTGGACAGACGGTAGCCCTGTGCGGGATGCCAACGGGATAATTGCAGATGGTGCAATCCGCTCCGGCAAAACCCTTTGCATGGCATTATCCTTTGTTATGTGGGCAATGACCCGCTTCAATGGACAGAGCTTTGCTATGTGCGGCAAAACCATAGGTTCCTTTCGGCGGAATGTACTGGCGGTACTAAAGCAGACCCTGCCAGGGCGGGGGTATCAATTCACGGACAAACGAGCAGATAATCTATTAGTGATTTCCCGTGGGGAGGTCACTAATTATTTTTACCTGTTCGGCGGTAAGGATGAGCGGTCACAAGACTTGATTCAGGGCATTACCCTGGCTGGTGTGCTGCTGGATGAGGTGGCATTGATGCCAGAGAGCTTTGTTAACCAAGCAACCAGCCGTTGTTCTGTGGCGGGTAGTAAGTTCTGGTTCAACTGCAATCCAGCGGGTGCAGCCCACTGGTTCAAGACAGGCTGGATAGACCGGAGAGAACAGCGCAATCTACTGCGCCTTCGGTTCACAATGGCAGACAATCTCAGCCTCAGTCCAGAGGTTCGGGCGAGGTACGCAGCCCAGTATACAGGGGCGTTCTACGACCGGTACATTCGGGGACTGTGGGTAACTGCCAACGGTGTGATTTATGATTGCTTTTCCCAGAGAGCTAACGTTCCGGCGACTTTGCCGGAAACCGGCGGTGATTATTTTGTGTCCTGCGACTATGGCACCCTAAACCCTACCTGCTTCCTGCTGTGGCAGCGGGAACGTGGCGGTGAACGGTGGTGCTGTCTCAGAGAATATTACTTCTCTGGGCGAGAAGCCCAGCGGTCTGGTCATGGACGGCAAAAGACTGACGGCGAATTAGCAGATGACCTGCAACGCTGGCTGGAAGGTATCCACCCCCGCTCCATTGTGGTTGACCCGTCAGCGGCTAGTTTTATGGCAGAGCTGAGACAGAGAGGGATTCCTGTCCAAGCAGCAGACAACCGAGTGCTGGATGGGATTCGGAACGTCAGTGAGCTGCTGCGGGACGGAAAGCTGCTCTTTTCCAAGAGCTGCGTGCGCACATTGAGCGAGTTTGGGGAATATGTCTGGGACGAAAAAGCCAGCGCACAGGGCATAGATAAGCCAGTAAAAGAACATGACCACGCTATGGATGCTGTACGGTACTTTGTGACCACCGTGGTCATACGGGGACAGGTGCGGGTGAGCGTTCGCCCCAGAAGGCTGTAAGGGAGAGAAATTCTTGATTTTCTATTTAAACAGGGAGGAAGTCCCTGACCTAGAACAAATCTCGCCGGAGGTTATCCGGTACTTAATCGAAAATGCAGAGCGAGCGGTGGAGCGGTATGAACGTCTCAACCGCTATTATTTGGGGTTCCATGACAACCTTCGGCGGAAGCCAGAAGTGGATGAGGTGCAAGTGGCGGTGAATTACGCCAAGTATGTGGTTGATATCGGCATGGGGTATTATTTGGGAGAACCAATCAAATACAACGCTAACCAGTGGCGGCAAAGCCCTGACACTGGAGAGTTATCCTCTACCGGTGAGATTGACATTGCACCCCTTATTGACTGTTATGACCGGCAGCACATTAGCGAGACAGATGCCCAGCTGGGCAAAGGCATTGGTATATTTGGGGACTGTCTGGAGCTGTGCTATGCAAGTACGGACGATAAGCCCTACCCCCGCTCGGCATACATTGACCCCAGGTGCGGTATTTTAGTTTGTGATTCTACGGTAGAGCATAACAAGCTGTTCGGCATGGTTTGGGAGCGGAGAGAGACAGTAAATCGGCAGAAGTATTATTTCTGCACCATTTACACCGACCAGACAGAGAAGGATTACCGCAGTGATGACCTGAAAACAGCCGTGTTTCACCAGGTAGGAGAGACACGGGAACATTTCTTTAGGGAAGTTCCCGTGATTGCCTATGAGAACAACAATGAACGACAGGGGGACTTTGAACAGATTTTGCCCCTGATTGACGGTTATGACCAGCTGATGAGCAGCCGCCTGACCGACAAGAAAAAGTTTGTGGATGCCCTGCTGGTGTTCTATGGCATGAGCCTGCGGGAGGGGGATGAAGAACGGCTAGTTCGGGAGAAGTTCATTGACGGTGCGCCCCTGGATGCAAAGGCGGAGTACATTCAAAAGACCTTCGATGAAAGCTCGGTTCAGGTGCTGGCAGATGCCCTTGTACGGGAAATGCACAAGATGACTCTGACGGTGGATATGAGTGACGAAAAGTTCGCAGGAAATGCCAGCGGTCAGGCGTTGAAATTAAAGCTGCTCACCATGAACCTGATGGTTCGGAACAAGATTCGCCGGATGGAAAAGGGCTTGAAGGAGCGGTTCCGGCTATATAATCAATGGCTGGTCACCAACGGGGCTATGTCTCCTGTGGAAGTGACTGACATTGACGTAGTGTTTACGCTGGCGACTCCAATCAATGAGGAGGATGTCGTTGACCTGGTGACAAAGCTCCAAGGGATTGTGGATGATGAGACCCTACTCAGCCAGCTTTGGTTTATCCGTGACCCCAGAGAGGCAGTGGAGAACATCAGGCAGCAGAAGCGGGAAAACGCTGACTTGTACCGTATGCCCACCTCAGGGGAGGACAAGATGGCAGAACAGGCAGCGGAAGAAGCTGTGCGCAGGGCAGGAATCCTGAACATCTAACGCCATGAAGTTTGATGAAATCAATCGGTTAGGGAAAAACCAGGATTACTGGAAGAAGCGGGCAATCAAACTGGAGCTACTTACTGGACAAGCGGCGGAGCGGACGGGGCAGGCGGTAAGCCGGATTTATCAACGGGCAATACAATCCATTTTGGCGCAGATTGCTAAAATTTACACCCGTTACGCCCAAGGACACCGGCTAACCAACGAGCAGGCAAACCAGCTTTTGGGCGTAAAGCAGACGGCAGACTGCCGTCAGCAGCTTTTGCAGACCTATCATCTGGAGACAGACCCAAAGCGGAAGGAAGAACTTCGTGCCATGCTGGATGCTCCTGCTTATGCAAACCGAATTTCCCGTTTGCAGGCTCTCCGTGACCAAGTATATCTGGAAGCCAGAAAAGCCGGTCTGGAAGAGGTTAAGTTGGTGGAGGATGCCCTTTCCGGCGTGACGGAAGAAAGCTATTATCGGACGTATTTTGACCTGTACCAAGGGACAGGGCGGGAAATTGACTTCACCCGCATTGAACATCCTCAAGTGCAGGCAATGCTGGCGCAGGAATGGGAGGGTGAGAACTACTCTAGCCGTATCTGGAATAATAACAAAGCCTTTGCGGAGCAGGTGCGGGACACGGTAACTGTTGGTATTTTGTCTGGTCAGAGCTATCAAGAAATGGCGGTTCGGCTAGGCTATGTTGCCGGAGCGGATGAGCCAAAGCCACCGGACATCCAGAATGTGACCATAGCGGAAGCAGAAGCTGCTCTGAAGGAATTGGACAAGTCCAAGGAAATGAAATCCTCTCCCAACGAGCCAGAGAAGTCCGCTGAACCGCAAAAGCCTCACGCCAAACCCAACAGCGGCACTCGCTCCGGTGCGTCTGCCAACTCCATGAGGTTGATTCGGACAGAAATGTGTCGTGCCGCATCTGCCGGTCAGCTGTTGTCTTTGAAGCGTGCGGGGCTGACCGAATACCGTTATGTTGCCACTCTTGACTTGTTGACTTCCAAGGTGTGTCGTGAACTGGACGGGAAGATTTTCAAAGTGGCAGAAGCCCAAACAGGGCTGAATTGTCCACCTATGCACCCTAACTGCCGGAGTGTTATTTGCGCAGTTCTTAGCCAGGATTTTTTGGCAAAGATTGACCGTGCCGCTCGTGACCCCATAACAGGAGAGACCGTTTATGTGCGTGGGGACATGACTTACCAGGAGTGGTATGACAAGTACGTCAAGGGGAACAAGAAGGCAACCTCAAAACGAAGCGGCGAGAAGTTTGTTGCAAATCCTGGGGAAAGTGGTATACTGGATGAAAAGGGGCAGAGAGCTATCTATGATTATATGTCCTCTAATAAAAGCTATCCATTGAATGATGCTTTAAGGCGTGGAACGAGATTGACAGCCGACCAAAGAAGTTTGGTTCATGATTTGGATGAGGCACTTGAACAGCTGCCGGATTATCAGGGGACGGTGTATCGCTCCCTTTCAGCGGAGATGTTGGATGTTGATATGGAAACGTTCTTGAGGGCGCACCAGCCTTTTTCAACAGTTCGATATGACGCATACACATCAACAGGCAAGGTCGTGTATGATTCATCTATGGAGATTCAAATGGTTATTCAGTCCAAACACGGGAAGGACATCTCTAGATGGAACAGCGGGGAGCAGGAAGTTCTCTTTCGCCGCAAGTCCTTTTTTCTTGTCACAAAAGTAGAGGGAAATACAATTTATATGGAGGAAGCACAATGAATCCAAAAGACCCGCATGACCGTTTTTACTGTATGCCGGC